ACCTTTTCTTTTGAAAGAGTTAACAAGTAATGATAATTTAGTGATGACAAGTCAAGCTCAAGAAGAAGGTCATAATGGTTATTACAACAGAATGAAAAAATTATATAAAGGTGATAAAAATGTTTCTTGGAATGATACACATGAAAACTTAATGAAAAAACTATCAACTTGTAAAACATATTTTTCAACATGGAACGAAGAAACTTGGGGAATAACATCACTTGAAGCTTTATCACATGGAGTTCCAGTTATTCTTAATTCAGATAAAGATGGGGAACACGCATCTAAAATTATAACTAATAATCCAGAACATTATAGATTAATTAAAACTAATGATGCAGATGAATTAAAGGAAGCTATAAAGAGTTTTGATGGTGTTGATAGACAACAGATACAAAATGAGATATGGGAAAAACATAGTCTTGAGAAATGGAAAACTCACATTGAAAAATGTATTGACAAAACAAAAGAAAAATTCTATAATAAACGATAAAGGAATAAAAATATGTCAGAAGAATATATCGACTTTGTTAATTCAGTAACAAGTCAACAAAGTAAATCACACTCTTACTTCAAAGAGAGTTTAGATATTATGAAAGAACAGGGTGCAAACCCAGCACGATTATTGACAGCTGCACTAGGATTGATTGGTGAAGGTGCAGAAGTATCAGAGATAGTTAAGAAATGTATTTTTCAAGGTAAACCATTTGATGAAGATGCACAGAAGAAACTTAAATCAGAATTATCAGATTGTATGTGGTATATCGCACAAGGTTGTATCGCATTGAATACCTCTATAGAAGAACTTATAGATATTAATACTGCAAAACTTTCTGCACGATATCCAGATGGTTTTGACAAAGACAAATCGAATAATAGAAAAGAAGGCGATATATAATGGAAACATTTATAAAAGAATTTAATTTCAAAGATGAGGATATGCATCTTTGTGATGACTTGATACAATATCATAACAATAGTATGGAATATAAATTTGAAGGTCGGTCTATCGGTGCAAATGAGATGAAGAAGTCTACAGATGTTACCATATACCCATCATCACAAAATCCATCAGTATTGATGTATAAGAAACTTTTGTTTGGTTATGTAAAAGAATATAATGCAGCTTACGATAATGCACTCGCAGAACTAACAATCGCAGATGGTTTTAACATACAACATTACAAACCAGATGAAGGATATCTAAACTGGCATAGTGAAAGAAGTATTCATCTTACACATCAGAGAGCATTAGTCTTTATGACATATCTTAATGATGTAGAAGATGGTGGTGGTACAGAATTTAAATATCAAGGTCTAAGACATAATGCAAAAAAAGGTAAGACATTGATATGGCCATCTGACTTTACTCATACACATAGAGGACAGAAATCACCAACACAAGAAAAGTATATTGCTACTGGTTGGTTCAATCATGTTGACGTTGCATTTATCAGAGGTGAGATATCCAAAGCAGTTGCACAGAAAAACGCAGAGATGGAAAGAAAGGCACAAGAAAATAATGAATGATTTTTTGAAAGATATAATTAAAGAAACTGGTAACGAATATGCATCACTTGTTTCAGACGGAGTTGAAGCAGGAGATAATGATAGTTTTATAGACACAGGTAGTTACATATTTAATGCACTACTATCTGGTTCACTTCATGGTGGATTGCCTGCAAATAAAATTACTGCACTTGCTGGTGAGAGTGCAACAGGTAAAACATACTTCTTGATGGGTATGGTCAAAAACTTTCTTGATGCAAACCCAGATGCTGGTGTTGTTTACTTTGAGTCAGAAAGTGCAATCACAAAACAGATGGTGATTGATAGAGGTATTGACCCAGACAGAATGGTAATACTTCCTGTTACAACTGTTCAAGAGTTTAGAACACAAGGACTAAAAGTTCTTGATAGATATATGCAACAAGACGTAGATGTTCGTAGACCAATGTTTATGTGTCTAGATTCACTTGGTATGTTATCAACTACAAAAGAAGTAGAAGATACATCTGATGGTAAAGAAACTAGAGATATGACTAGGGCGCAAGTATTGAAAGCTGCATTTCGTGTATTGACACTAAAACTTGCAAAAGCAAAAGTACCTATGGTTGTAACTAATCACACATATGATGTTGTCGGTTCTATGTTCCCAACAAAAGAAATGGGTGGTGGTTCTGGACTCAAGTATGCAGCCTCATCTATTGTTTACCTATCCAAGAAAAAAGAAAAAGATGGAACTGAGGTAATTGGTAATATTGTACATTGTAAAAATCACAAGTCAAGATTGACTATAGAAAATAAAATGGTAGATGTTAGATTGACTTATGACAAAGGTTTAGACAGACATTATGGATTGATAGACCTTGCAGTAAAATATGACATCTTTAAATCTGTATCTACTCGTATTGAGTTACCAGATGGTTCTAAACAATATGGTAAAACTATTATGAATGACCCAGAGAAATACTTTACAGAAGATGTGATGAAACAGTTAGATGAAGCTGCAACAAAAGAGTTCAAGTATGGACAATAAAACATTCATCAAAGTATATGACAATGCGATATCAGATACTTTCTGTGATGAATTGATACAGAAGTTTGAGTCTAATCAAGACCAATGGGAAAAAAGAGATATGTCATCTGCAAAGAGAACTTTGAGTTTCAATGAGATACATTGTTTCAACCATATGGAAACTTGGGAAGAGGACACTAAAAAACTTGCAGATACTTTTATTCAGTATATTGATGATTACAAATCAAATTATCATGAATATTGTTTTCCAAAGAAGTTTGGATTTGAACCATTCAAGATGAAAAAGTATGACTCAAATGGTGTAGATGAATTTGGTTGGCACGTTGATGTCAACTCCAGAGGAAGTATGCATAGATGGTTAGGTTTCTTTCTTTACCTATCAGATAATGAGGAAGGTAAGACAGAGTTCCCATATCAGAATACGATTACAGATTGTAAGAAAGGTAGTATGGTAGTCTTTCCACCTATGTGGCCTTGGTTTCATAGAGGAACAAAACCTATCAAAGAACCCAAATATTTTATGGGTAGTTATTTACATTATGTCGAGTAATACTTGACACACACTAACTTCTCTGTTATATAAATACTATAAAACTATTTGTGTAAATGGAAGAGGTGTTATGTCTTTTAGAGATCATATTCGTATATTAAAACCTAGAGAAGAATCTAATACTCCGCCAGTAGAAAAGATACAATCTTTTTTTACAGAGGAAGTTAAACTCCCACCAGAGGTTTTTGACGGATTTACACATGAAATTAATTCTAAAAAAAGTTCATCTAAAAGAACTGTCATAACAGTAAAATCTGGTGACAGAGATAATGACAGAGATGAAATATTAAGAAGATTAAAACAGATAGGCGTTGTTGCATCACTTGGAAGTACATCATCTAGTGTAGACCCAATAGATGGTATGTATGATGGTGAAAACTACAGAATAGAAGTTAAACCATTATCTGGTGGTATGCAAGAAACTACATTAAACTCTAGTATCACAGAGTTATTTCCATGTATTGCATTTGAAACAAATTATACCCCTGTGGGTGCAGAGGAGTTCATGACTTACTTAATGAAAACAAATTTAAGTAAGATGAAATGTATTAATCCCAAAGATATTAAGGCTGCAGAAGAAACTATTAACAAAGCAGAATCATCATCTAAGTTTCAAGAGAAAATGAAAAATGCGATTGGTATCACAAAATATCTAAAAGATGCAAACGTAACTAAACCGATAAGAAATGTTTATTGGGGATATAGAGCAAAACCAAAAGGTGTTCCATCAAACCACCCAGGCGATATGTTTATAGAATATAATGATGGTAAGTTTCTTGGAGTTAGTTTGAAGGCTGGTGGTAAAAAAACTAAAGAACCACAATTAAATACATACGTTAGACCTGTATTTGAGTTCTTCAAAGGTAAAAGAGATTTAGATACATTACGTTCTACTGCATATTCTCAAGTATATTCTAAAATAAAAGGTATGCCTGCACTTGCAAATTTTGATGGTGGAGAAAAGGGTAGACATAAAGACAGAAGAATTACAGAAAAAGTTTTAAAAGATTTTGATAGAACAAATAGCAAAGAATATGAATCTGGTTATGATACAATGTTAGAGATTATGAGAAAAGGAATAATAAATCTTTTCAATAAAAATAAAGATAATAGTCTTACATATATCAAATCTCAAATACTTAGAGATGCACCAGAAGTTCCTACCATAGTAATAAAAGCAGTAGGTAGTGACTATGAGGAAGTTACAGATAGAGATGAACTAGGTGTTTTTCTTCCACAAGTTAAATTTATTAAAGCATATCCCAGTACTCGTTCAAAACAAAACTGGACTATTGAGTTAAGTTCCAATGATGAAAAAGTAAAAATGGGAATGTCTATTCGTTCAAATAAACCAGGCCATGCTGGAAAAAGAAAATTAGGTCAATTTCCAACTGGTCTTGCAGTTAAGTATAATGGTATAGAGAAATGATAAAATTCTCAGAATTATTGATGGAAGATAAAGGTGGGAAAAATCTCCACCTAGAACATTTAGAAGATGAAATCATCAACTATGGTGTTGATGGTGGTCGGGCTGCAATAAATTTCTTACAATCGTTAAGAGATATGTTAGCTGGTTCTAGTCGTTCATCTGTAAACATGACAGTAAAGTGGGACGGAGCTCCTGCGATATTTGCTGGTGTAGACCCATCAGATGGTAAGTTTTTCGTTGCGAAAAAGTCAGTATTTAATGTTAGTCCGAAGTTGTATAAAACTAACAAGGAGATAGATGATGACTTATCTGGAAACCTTAATTCAAAATTTAAAGTCGCACTTGCAGAGTTTTCTAAGTTGGGTATCAAAGGGGTATTACAAGGTGACCTCATGTTTACAGATGATATCGAGAAAACAAAGATTGAAGGTGTGGTATACTATACTTTTCAGCCTAACACTATTGTCTACGCTGTACCTGTTGATAGTGACTTAGGTAAAGTAATGAACAGAGCGAAGATTGGTGTTGTCTGGCATACTACCTATACAGGTAAAGAACTGCAAGATATGAAAGCATCATTCGGAGTTAATATATCTGGACTTAATAAACCATCTAGTGTTTGGATGGATGATGCAACTTATAAAGATGTATCTGGTCGTGCAACTTTTACAGAAAAAGAAAAAGATGCAGTAACTAAAATACTATCACAGACAGGTAGTACATTTCAAAGAATAAATGCACCCCTGTTGAAAAAGTTTATTAATTTACAGGAAAGTTTGAAAGGTGTATTAGTAAGTGCATCACTCAAGACATATAATAATAGTAAAGTTCGTGCTGGTGAGATAATTAAAAATCCAAAACAACACGCACAGGGATATCTAAA